TGCTGGTGCAGCTCGCCGAGGGGCCTTACCGCCTGGTGGCCCCGCTGCTGACCGCGATCCAGCAGCAGTGCCAGGAGTATGACGCCGAGCCGCCCTCGATGATGATGCCGAAGCGCACCGCTGGCGGTGCCAACGGTGCTGATCCGCATACCGATCCATGAGCGACCCGCCGGCCCCAGCGCGCAACAATGTGCTGGTGTCGATCAGCGAGAAACTGATTCGCGTCCTGCCACCAGCATTTTTGTTGCTGGTCATTTTGAACTGTTTGTTCCTCGGAGTCACGGCCTGGGTCTTCGACCACAACGCCGAAAACCGTAACGTGTTACTTTCAAAAATTGTAGATAAGTGCCTGCTGTCTACTGAGAGGAACTGAGACATGGCCGTCGCCCCGCACCCGCCGCATCCGCACGGCGTGTTCAAAGTGCTCAAGAACGCCCGGCGCAAATACCTGAAGTCGGGCAACGCGATCGTCGTGACCATCCCGACGATCCCCACCACGGCGCACACCGCTGCCATCGTCGTGTCCGGCACCATCACGCCGGCCAAGGGCGTCAGGCTGCCCACCTCGGTTTCGGTGGAGCTGTGGAACAACGGCGTGCTGAAGGCGACGCAGACTGCCACGGTCGATCCTGTTACCGGTGCCTTCACCACCACGTTCCCGGCGAACACCGCAGCCGCTGGGCCAGCCTATGCCGTGGTCAAGTCGACCTCGCCGGTTGGCACCGCGACCTCGGCGTCCTTCACCGTGACATGACGCCGTATTTGTTGCTTCAGTAGAAACACTATAGGTTCAGCCATGTGCTTCATGTCGCCGGAACAGATGCAACAGGTTGGCATGCAGGCGTCGAGCGTGCTGCCGATCCTGCTGGGACGCCTCATGCAGGGCGCACCCGGTGGGCCGCAAGGCGCGCTGCCGCCAGGTCAGGCGCCCGGTATGGGGATGATCCCGCCGGGCAGCGCCATGGGCGGCATGACCAATCCGATGGGCCCGCCCGGTGCGGGGCCGCCGGGTCCGGCTTCGCCGTTTCCGCCGCCACCGGGCCCACCCGGTTTGCCTCCAGGCCTACCGCCCGGTGCGGGTCCCGGCGGCCCGCCCACCGCGTTCCCGCTGCCCGGCGCCCCCGGCCCGGTGCCGCCACCCTCGCTGGGGCCGGGGCCTGGGCCGGTGCCGCTGCGGCCTAAGAGCCCGCGTCACGCGCCCGTTGTGGATCATCGTCGCTGATGCCCTACGTCCCGCTCACCGACAGCGGCCCGCCTGATCTCAGCGCGCATTACAATACGCCGCTGTCGCCGGCTGACGAGATGCAATACCAGAACTGGATTGCACTCCAGTCGGCGGTGCAGAAGCGCGACGTGACGCAAGACACTCGCGACTATGACTTGCGCGGTGCCTTCAAGGCAGGTGCGGCGCAGTCGCCGGACGGACATCTGCCGGACACCTTCAAGAAACCCAACCACCCGAGCTTCAGCAACGAGAGCCAGTATCACGGTGCGGATGGTCACGAAGGCGGGTCATGGGCGCCGATGGGCGCTGGGCGCTGGGGGTTCACGCCCGGTGCGACTAATCTTCAGATGCACGGGCCCATCAGCCTTCAGCAGTATTTCCAGCGGGTCGAGCCGGGCACGTATCTGAACCTGCCGCCGGCACCGCTGCCGCAGTCCATGACTGACTACGTGAAACAGGCGACGGGCTGATGGCCGTCACCCAGCGTAAAGGCCGGCGCCTTCGACGCCTCGTGGTGGACAAGCCGATTGTCCAGCACGGCCCGGCGGAGGCCGAGGCGCGAATCTACGCGCGTATGGCCGCCGCCTATGAGGCGCGTGACAGCCTGCTGAAGTTCGCCCAGTTCATGAACCCTGATCCTGAAGACATGGAGGATGTGTCGCGTTCGACGTATATCTGTGCCAAGCCGCATCAGGCTATTGCCGACGCGCTGATGAAGCTGGAGCGAGGTGATATTCGGCGGTTAATAATTACGATGCCTCCACGACACGGCAAGACGGCGTTAGCGTCGAAGCTGTTCATCCCCTGGATGGCCGGCCGGCATCCGTGGTGGTCCGCTATCTTCGCCACCTACAACCAGACGTTCTCTGAAGACATCGGCAAGGCGGTGCGTGAGACCATGACTTCGCCGCTCTACGCGCAGGTGTTCCCCGACGCGATCATGCGCCTGCGCACCGACAGCCAGGCATCCGACCGCCTCGTCAACGCGGCCGGTGCTATGTATGCCTTTGCAGGCCGAGGCGGGACCCTCACGGGGCGAGGGGCCAACGTGCTGATCTGCGACGATCCGATCAAGGATCGCAAGGAGGCCGACAGCCAGCTCATCCGCGATCAGCTCTGGGACTGGCTCAGCCAGGTGTTCCGCTCGCGCATGATGGACAAGGACGCGCGAATCTGCCTGATCCAGACGCGCTGGCACGCCGACGACGCGGTGGGTCGGATCACCGACCCGGACAACGACCACTACACCGCCAGCACCGCGAAGCACTGGCACATCCTCGATCTGCCTGCTCTCGCGGTGCAGGATGATCCGCTCGGCCGCAAGCTGGGTGACCCGCTCTGGCCGGAACGCTTCGACGCCCCGTTCTTTAAGGAGATCCAGGACAGCGATCCGCGCGGGTTCGCCGCCCTCTACCAGGGCCGTCCCACGGTGCCGGGGTCGCGGTTCTTCGATGAGAGCTGGCTGAAGACCTACCAGGCGGTCGAGCTGCCACCACGCGACCAGTTGCGAATCTACTGCGCCTCCGATCACGCTGTCTCCGTCAATCAGACGCGCGACCGGACGTGCCTCATCCCGGTGGGGGTGGACAATCAGGGCCTGCTCTGGGTGCTGCCCGACGTGTGGTGGCGCCACGCCACCACCGACGTGGTGGTCGAGGGCATGCTGGGGCTGATACGCCGATACAAGCCGCTGGCCTGGTTCGCCGAGCGCGGGCACATCTCCAAATCGATCGGCCCCTTCCTGCGCAAGCGCATGCTGGAGACAGGCGTGTTCGCCGCTATCCACGACATGCCGGTCGCCATGGACAAGCAGACCCGTGCGCAGTCGATCCAAGGGCGGATGGCTATGGGCAAGGTGCGGTTCCCGGCCTTTGCGGCCTGGTGGCCGGAGGCGCGCAAGCAGATCCTCGGCTTTCCGCACGCGCCGCATGATGACATCGTGGACGCCCTCGGTCATCTCGGCCTCGGCCTCGACACCATGGTCTCGGCGCGCGGGCCCAATGAGAAGCCGCGCGAGTTCGCGCCGATGACCTTCGGCGCGATCAAGGCGGCGGCCAAGCGCGAGCGCGAGCGCAGCCTGATCAAGGGCGGTTGGTGATGGACGCCCTTCGCTCGGTGCGGGTGGTCGAGAAGCCCCGCGTCAGACCGCGATCGGCCAAGTCCCGGCGCGGTACGTTCTGCCTGCGCTGCGGCGCACCATTGCCGGATGATCGTACGAAACGCCGGCTCTATTGCAACCTCAACTGCGGCAAGATGTACAACACGAAGGGCGCGGTGCGATGAGCGGGATCTTACCGCCGGACGGCAGCCCCGAGCAGGCACCTGGGCCCGACCTCTCGGCGCAGGGCAATCCGATCCCCTCGATCCAGCGTGACACGCCGGAGCCGACCACCGCGCGGAAGGCGCTGCTCAACGCGATCCAGGACGACGTGCGACGTGCGCGGGCGCACTGGAAACCAGTGTTCGACCGCATGCTGGAGGACATGAACTTCACCATGGGCCTGCAGTGGCCGGACAACAGCCTCTGGACCCGGCCTAACGAGTACGTCTGCAACATCTGCCTGCACCACGTGCAGCAGCTCACCGCGACGCTCTACGCCAAGAACCCCACGGTATCGGCGAAGGTGCGTAAGCGCATCCTGAACACCGTGTGGGACGGCACCTATCAGACCCTGCAGGCGGCGATGCAGGCGCTGATGATGAACCCCCTCGACCCCAATGCGCAGGCGATCATCAACGATGCACAAAGCGTCAAGCAGACCGAGGAGCTGCTGCGCCGCATGGGGCAAACGCTTGAGATCGTCTACCACTACAACGTCGAGGAGCAGGCGATCCCGTTCAAGAAGATGATGAAGCACACTGTGCGCCGTGCCATCGTCACGGGCGTCGGCTACGTCAAGCTGGGTTTCCAGCGGGTCACCACGCGCGACCCTTCCGGGGCCCGGCCGGTCGGTGACATGCGCGAGCGCATCGATACCGCCGCCCGGCAGATCCAGGACTACATGGACGGTGAGACCTTGCCCGACAGTGCAGGCGAGGAAGAGATGAGCCTGACGATCAACGCTCTCGCCAAGGAGCGCGAGATCGTGCTGCGTGAGGGGCTGATCTTCGACTACCCCGACAGCAACATGATCATTCCCGACCGGCGGTGCCGGCACCTGCCGAGTTTCCTCGGGTGCCGCCGGGTCACCGAACAGTTCATGCTCAGCACCGCGCAGATCGAGGAGATCTACGGCGTCGATGTGACCAAGGGTTACACCGCCTACCGCAACGCCGGCAGCGTCGGCGTGGACAATACCAGCGTCAACGCGGTGAACGACCACGAGGCGCTGCAAGCTTACGTCGAGTCCTCGATGAAGGGCGGTAACGCCACCGGCCAAGGTGGTGATCGCAACGACACCTTCGCTTGCGTCTGGGAAACTTACGATCGCAGCACCGGCCTGGTGTACGTTACGTGCGACGGATACCAGGACTTCCTGCGCGAGCCCGCTTCACCGGATGTGAAGACCGAGCGGTTCTGGCCGTGGTTCGCCTACCTGCTCAACGAGACCTACCACATTGAGACGCCCTACCCGATCAGCGACATCTCGCTGATGCGCGACATGCAGCTCGACATCAATCGTGCGCGGCAAGGCATTCGCGAGCACCGGCACGCCGCGCGGCCGAAGACGCTGGTCTCGGCGGGCTCGCTCGATGACGAAGACAAGCAGAAACTTATGGACCATCCGGCGTCCGCGATCATCGAGCTGAACGGCCTGGCACCGGGGCAAAAGCTCCAGGATCTGCTGTTCCCCTGGCAGGGACCGGGCATCGACCCGAACGTCTACGAGACCAAGACGGCGTTGGACGACGTGCTGCGCGTCACCGGGGCGCAGGAAGCCAACATGGGTGTCACCGGCAGTTCGACCGCCACCGAAAGCTCGATCGCCGAGAACTCGCGCGCGACAGCGATCGACGCCTCGATGGACGACATGGACGATCTGCTGTCGCAGCTCGCCCGCATCGGCAGCCAGATCCTGCTGCTGAACGTCTCGACGCAGACCGCCCAGGAGATCGCCGGCCCCGGTGCGGTGTGGCCGCAGGCCAGCGCGCTGGAGGTGGCCGACGAGCTTTACCTGGAGGTCGAAGCGGGCAGCTCCGGGCGACCGAACCAGGCGCGCGAGGTGCAGATCATGACGCAGATCGCGCCGATCCTCATGCAGGTGCCGGGGATCAACCCGGAGTGGTTGGCCCGGCAGATGATCACTCGCCTGGACGATCGTGCCAGCGTCGACGACGCGATGGCGGAGAACGTCCCGAGCATCATGGCGATGAACGCGATGCTGCAGGGCGGGCCGCCGGGCGCGCCCAGCCAGGGTGACCCGAGCGCCGGAAAGGGTGCGCAACAGGGTCCCAGCGGTCAGGGCAATGTCGAGAAGCCGGCGCCGCCAGGCGGCCCCGGCCCGCGTCCACCCGCACCTCGTCCAGCCGCCGGGCCGCCCGGTGGCGGGCCGATGATCAACTGAACCGAGTCTTGCCCCGCCGCGCGGTGCCGTTAAAACGAGTGTGCCGGCAGGGTGGTCCTGCCGGCACTTCTCGGGAGAACCGGCATGCTAGCCCATGCGAGGCTCTCGCTGGTGATTGTGGTGATCTTACGCATACGCGTCAAGATCATCCGGCACTAGCGGCTTGGTGTCCAGTCTCGCGAGAGACTGGGCACCGAGCCGGGACCGGGTGGCGGGCGGGCGATCAACCGATCGGAGCACGCCATGGCTGATGAGCCAATCATCAACGAAATCACCATCTCGGTCACCGGCACGGTCGATATAACGGGCGTGATTGACATCACGCGCGTCATCTCGATCGATCCTGAACCGCCCGAGCCGACACCGCCGCCTGAGCCGACACCGCCGCCTGAGCCGACACCGCCGCCCGAGTCTGCGGCCACCCTGGTCGTGGAAATCACGCGTGACGCCGGGAGCTATGTGTTCGATGAAGCGAGCGGGACTGATCTTGGCGATTACTGTCACCCTGGCGGGCATTTTACTCAATGCTGCGTGCTGGTGACCCATCCGGATCTATCCAACTTCAGCGTGTTCTTTCGCAGCGACCGGGATGCGGCGCGGGATGAAGTTGTGTTTGAGTTCGGCTCGATATTCACGGGCGAGCCGACCAACATGGGGCCCTACACGGCCCGGATCTGGCGTGGCACCGAGATGCTGGCGGAGATCGAGGCGCCGCTGGGTCACTACTGGCACTCGCGCTGGCGCTGGCAGAGCGCACCCAGGCCGATCATCTACGATCCTGCGGTGTGGATGTCGGAGGGTTTGCTGCCTTACTACTCCGAGGCGTTGTTCGGCTCCGCCATCCCGCTGTCCAACCCGCGCACATACGCCGGGCCGATGGATCTGGCCGGTATCGAAGGCTATATCCCATCCACTGGCGAGCGCGATGAAATCGGACTGTTCACTGAAGGCCAGGCGGAGTTCTTGTGTACCGGCTCGGAGTCGTCCTGGGCCTCGGTGCAGGCGTGGCTGGAGGCGTCTGGCACGCTGCCCTGGCATTTCCGCGACGAAAACACCCACGCGCCGTTGGATTGGGACACCTACCCCAACGCGACAATGTATGGGGGCCAGGATTCTGGTGATCCGCACATCACCAACCCGACCTCACCGATCATGTTGGATGTTGCGCATGAAGGTTCTTTTGGCTTCCTGCCCTTCGTGTTGACGGGTGATCCGTACGCCTTGGAGAGCATGCAATACGCGGCAACCTATAATGTCGTCAGCCTGTCACCGGGCGCCCGTGCCAACTACAATCTGGGCAACGGGATCAGGGGTATGGCTTGGAGCCTGCGTGCGTTGGCGCAGTGTGTGACCGTTACGCCTGAAACTATCCCATCCTGGCTTAAGCCACGTGCCTACTTCAAGGCCAGACTCGACGCGGAGCATCAGTGGTTCCTCGACCGCTACGTGAACAGCGACAAGTTGCCGGCGTGCAATCTCAGTCTGGTCAACGACGGTGCCGGCGCACCCGCGAGCCTGCCCTATCCGGCGAACAGTTGGTTCAACATCTGGCAAGAAGATTTCCTGACAGCAACAATCGGTTGGATGGTCACGGCCGGTCATGAGAACTGGCGCGATGTGTTGACTTGGAAGGCCACGGACGTGATGGCCAGGACCAACGGCACGTCGGGCTGGTGCCGGGCGGTCCCCACGCTTTACCAGTTCACGCTGCGTGAGGCGGCCAGCGATCCCATCGCGCCGGACTGGGGTGCCGCTTGGGAGGCCAACGAGGCGGTCGCCCCGGATAAGTGCGTCCACGACGACCCGGATACGATCCCCGCCAGCCTGGATCTGACCTACCCGTCCTATGCCCTCGGGGCCCTGGCGTTGGCCGCCCGTGCGGGGGTGCCGCAAGCCAGGGCGTCCTACGATTGGTTGCTCGGCCAGCTCCAGGCGAACACCAGCGCCAGCAAGTATACTCGCCGGAAGTGGGCGATCGCGGCGGAATAAGGCAGCTCCTGCAAAGGCGTGGTAAGCAACTAGCGTATTCGTGGGAACCAGGCGCCGCCCCCGAGTGCGCACATGATCAGGTCCGCCAGCAGATAGATCACGAAGATGCACACGATCACCCAGACGACGATGTTGATGGTCGCTGGGATGCGCGCGTCCACGGACCCCATCATGGGGAACACCCAGATCCGCAGGATCGCGATCACCCCGCAGAGCACCACCAGGATGATCAGCATCTGCACGAACCACGCTAGCGAGAAGCACACGGGACCCTCCTGTCGCCGATTCGGGATAACTTGACCTGTTGTCCTAATTAGCGCAACAAATGCAACTGCGTAGGGAGCGGTGCTAGCTGAATGGCTGACGAGGACGCCGGATCGGTTACCCCAGTTACTGAGACGACGAACACGCCAGCGCCTGCCGGTGCCGACGCAGGGGGTGGTGTCCCCACTCCTTCTCCCGCTTCCGACACGCCTACCACGACCGATACGCCTTCTGGCGCTGAACCCACGGACATGCTTTCCGCCGTCCGTGCGGTGCTGAAGCCGGCTGTTGAACCATCACCGACAGCAAGCAGTGGCGCGGGCGAGCCAGACGCCCAATCAGGAGACCAACCCCCAGCCGGTACCACCAGTACCGACACCCCAACCCCGACACCGACGCCGCCTCCCGAGCTGACTGAGGCGGACTTTGCTGACGTGGACAAGCCCAGCGTCAAGAAGCGAATCGACACGCTTCTGGCGCAGCGGGCGGCGGCGCGCACTGAAAGCGAGACCCTGCGCGAGCCGGCCCAGCAGTGGAGCCAGCACGTCAACTTCCTTGTGGAGAACGGCATCACGCCGCAGCAGGCACAGGACCTGTACGGTGTCGGTGCGCTGCTCGCACGGGGTGACTACCAGAACTTCCTCACTGCCGTGGAACCCTACGTTCAGGCGGTGCGGTCAGCGCTGGGCCTCACCCTGCCGGAGGATCTGCAAAGACGCGTCGATGAGGGCGGGCTGGCGCAGGAGGATGCGAGCGAGCTGGCTCGCACTCGCGCGGCAGCCGCTGATGCCGGTCGTCGGATACAGATGACCGATCAGCAGCGCGCCCAGGCAGCGGAGACCGCACGCTCGGAAAGTGTGCGCGACACGCTGTCGCAGTGGGAACAGGGTGTGGGGGCTCGAGATCCTGATTTTGCGCATAAGCGCGAACCTCTGAGAGCGTACATGCTGGCGATCAAGGCGGAGCGGGGTTTGCCCCCCGACGCCGCCACCGCACGGCAATGGGCCGATGAAGCACTGGCCAGCGTGAACCGCGTGTTCACCTCGGCCAGACCGCCGGCCCTAGCAACGTCAGCCCGTCCCTCATCGGTCGCCCCTGCAACCAAGGCCGTGCCCGAGCCGCGCACTCTGAAAGAGGCGATAGCCTTCGCGCTGCAACGATCGCAGGCCGCGTGATGACAGGAGGGGCAGTTGCCCTTCACAGCCGGAGAACTCAGTAATATCGCGGTTGCCGCTCTCGATTTCTACTTCAACAAAGGGGACAAGTTCGTCCAGAGCGTCCAGGCGAAGCCGATGCTCGACGCGTTCATGTCCGGTGCGAAGACCTTCCCCGGCGGCAAGGGGAACATCAGCCTGGCGGTCAAGGGAGACTTTGGCGCGGCAGGGGTCAACGACACGCTGAAGGGCTACACGCACGACGATCAGGTGGTGTTCTATACGCCGGCCAATCTGAAGCGTGCCAACTATGCTTGGAAGGAGATGCATCTCGGCTTAACCCTGACGCACACGGAACTCAAAATCGACGGCATCAGCGTCACCGACAGCCCCGGCAACGGCTCATCGATGTCCAACCACTCCGACCGCGAGATGACGGTGCTGGTCGGCCTCATGGAGGATAAGCTGGAGGATTTGGGCGAGCAGTGTGCCCGCTCGCTCGACAAGCTGGTGCATGGTGACGGCACCGCCGATCCGAAGGCGATGGCCGGCATCATGTCGTTGATCGCCGCCAACCCGACCACCGGCACGGTGGGTGGGCTGGACCGGGCGACCTACACCTGGTGGCGCAACCGGGCACGCACTGCCGCCGCTGCCGCCGCTGGCGGTCAGGGTGCGGTGACCTCGGACGTGGCGGATGGTGGGGCGTTGCTGCAGGTGATCCAGCAGGACTACCTCCAGCTCACCCGCTTCGGCGGCAAGCCCAACAAGCTGTTCTGCGGGTCGGACTTCCTTGCCGCATTGCAGAAAGAGCGTCGGGCCAACGGTCTCTACAGCATGACCGGCGCGTCAGGCTCGCAGGACATGAGCGTCGGCAACATGAACATCGTCGGCGGGCTCACGCCGGTCTACGATCCGACCCTGGATGATCTCGCGCTTTCCAAGCGCGGCATCATCATCGACACCAGCGCCATCTTCCTGGAGAAGATGGAAGGCGAGTGGATGCACAACTTCACGCCGAACCGGCCGACCGATCGCTTCACGCTCTACAAGTCGATCACCTACACCGGGCAGATGTGCGCCACCCGACTGAACTCGTCGGAGATCATCGACATAGCCTGAAGGAGACCTGACCATGCAGATGCTGAGCTGTGCCATCGCGGTTGGCGGTGACGACCATTCGATCGTCCGACGCGAATACGACACGGCGGTGACGTTCCCTGAGTTGCTGATCCTCAAGGCCCTGCATGGCCCCGAGAACGTGCGCGACATTGCCGACGCGGGTGATGTCGCGCGCGATCCCGACGACGAACGTGAACGCCTGCGCTCGCTCTACGGCAACGCCATCGTCATGCAGGTGTTCCCCGGCGAGCACACCGCGCTGCCGGAGCATGACCAGCGCATGCGGCGCAAGCAGCAGGCCGAGGCGAAAGCGGAGGAGCCAGTCGAGGAGCCGCCGGAGGAGCTGCGCGAAGGGCCGGCGCATCCGAGGGGCAAGAGGAACGGCTGATGGCGATCGGCGTCCAGCTCACTGACCTGGTGCGCGGTGTGCGCGCCGAGAGTGGTAAGTCTCTCAGCGTCGCGCTGGGCGTCGCCGAATACGACAGCATCGTCTATCAGCTCCAGTCGAAGCAGGAGCAGCTCTACTACGACTATGACTGGCCGTTCCTGATCACCCAGGCGCCGGTCGCGCTGATCAACGGCACGCGCTACTACCCGTTCCCGCCGACCATCAGCTTTGATTTCGTCAACGAGGTGTGGTGCAGCGAGGACGACACCACCTCGTTCACGCCGGTTACCTACGGCATCGGCCCGACTCAGTTCAACCAGTTCGGCGTCGGCGTGACTGGCTGGCCGGCGCGGCACTGGATGATCAGTGGCAGCCAGATCGAAACCTGGCCGGTGCCGTCGCAGGCCGGGTTCCTGCGCGTGATCGGTCGCCGTGCGCTCACGCCACTGGTGGCCAGTTCCGACCTCTCGACGCTCGACGGCACGCTGCTGGTGCTGTTCGTCGCCGCTGACATCCTGGCCCGCCAGAAATCCGAGGACGCGCGGATCAAGCTCACCGCCGCGCAGCGGTACCTGCGCAACATCGTCCGGCGGCAGACCTCCAACAAGACGAACCCGATCATCCTGGGCGGCGGGCTGCACTCGCACGTGCGGCACCTGCGCCCCGGCCTCGACTACATCCCGAGCTGACAAGCCATGCCCTACGCGGTGGTGGAAGACTTCAGCCTGGGGATGGACCTTCGCAAGAGCGCGGTCACCGCCAGCGCCAAGAGCCTGCGCCTGCTGGTCAATGCCTACGTCAACGCGGGCGGCGAGATCGAGAAGCGGCGGTGGTTTGAGCTGGGGGTGCCCGCCGGAGGTCTGGGCGGCACTTACGGTCTCGGCTCGCTGGGCCTCAGCATCTGGGCTTTTGGCGCAACCGCGCGTCCCGCCAGTCTGGCGGTGCAGATTGGCTATCTGCAACTGGTCGGCGCGAACATCGCGCGCATCTCCGACGTGGACGTGTTTGATAACCAGTTCTACGTGGTGGTGCAGCAGCCCGACAATACGTTCAAGCATTACTACAATGGCGCGCTGGTGGCGGATGCGCCCAACGCCCCGACTGTCATGGCGCATCGGTCGAAGATGTATGCCGTTGCCGGCAACATCGTTTACTTCAGCATGCTGAACAACCCAGCGGTGTGGACGCCAGGCCCTTCCAACACGGGTGCCGGGTTCATCCAGCTCGACGGGCATGATCAGGGGGCGATCAGTCTGGTCGGTCTGGCGGCCTACTACGATCAGCTTGCGTTGTTCGGACGCAATTCGATCCAGCTCTGGGCGATGGACGAGGACCCGGCACAGAACCAGTTGATCAGCACGCTGGGTGGCACCGGCCTGGTGGCGCCCAAGGCGCTGGCGCGCTACGCCACGGGCGACGTGCTTTATCTCACGGACAGCGGCGTGCGCAGCCTCAAGGCGCGCGACAGCTCCAACGCCGCCATCGTCTCGGATGTCGGCTCGCCGATGGACGAGGTGTTGACCACGCTGGTGACCGAAGCGCGCAAGGGCACCGTCGGCACGATTGTGGCGGGCGTGCCGGACAGTTTGATCGAGGTGACCGGGATCACCGAGCCGACCACCGGGCAGTTCTGGCTGGTGGCCAATCAGAACATCTACGTGCTGTCGATCGCCGCCAGCAGCCATATCAGCGCGTGGTCGCGCTATGACCTGGGCTTTACCGCGACCTATCCTGTCGAGGTGGCCGGTGCGGTCACGATGCGCGCGGGCGACGATCTGCGCATCTACGGCACCGGGCACTGGGAAGGCTACGACACCAGCACGGTCGAGGTGATCACGCCGATGATCGCCGGCAACGAACCGGCCACCAACAAGCAGTACTACGGATTGGACGCGGCGCTGGAGGGCACCTGGCAGATCGAGGTCGGCACCGACCCGGCGCAGCCGGACGTGCGGGAGCTGGTGGCCACGGTGACCGGGCCGACCTTCGGCCTGCAGAACCTCGGCCTGCAGAACCAGGGCACGCACATCACCGCGCGGCTCACCTGTTCGGACGCCGCGCGTGCCCGCATCGGCAGCCTGATGTTCCACTATTCTAAAGGGAGCGTGGACTGATGGACGCGCTCACCCCCGAGTTCAAGCAGTTCCTACCGCGCGTGCGGATGCTGCCGGCGGAGATGCTGGCGGTGCATTGGGTGGCCGCGCGCATGCGCGAGGTGGATCGCCGTGAGGTGTTCGCCGGACGGCTCACCTCGCCCGAGGCGCTGACCATCGACGTGATGACCGTGCCGGGGTTCGTGGACATTGCCTGGCGCGACGCCACACCCTGTGCGGTGGTGGGCGGGCGTGAGGCGTGGCCCGGCGTGTGGAACGTCTGGTGCTGGGGCACTGACGACTGGTTCAGCGTCAAGCTCACGGTCACGCGCCACATCATCCGCACGCTGATCCCGGCGATCGTCAAGTCCGGCGGCTGGCGCGGGCAGTGCTATTCGCACGAGGATCACCATGAGGCGCATGCCTGGCTCAAATGGCTGGGCTTTGAGTGCGAAGGCACCATGCGGGAGTTTGGCCGCGATGGGTCCGACTTCTTCATGTTCGGCTGGCGGGTGAGCCGGAACATGCACGGGCGGTATGCGGACTATGCCGAGGCGTTCAACCAGGCGCACAGCGATGGGAGGCCGACGTGACATGGGGTCCTGGCGGTCAACTGGATCATTTGACGTTTGCGGCACCAAAATGTTTCGGCGGCGGAGGCGGCACCGACAACTCGGCGCTGAACTATCAAAAGCAGCAGGACGCCCAGGCCCGTGCGGACGAGACCGCGCGGCAGGCCCGCATCGCCACGGGCCGCGACCAGATCGACGCGCTGTTCGATCGGGGTGAGACCCTGCGTCCTGGCTCCGGCGTTGCCACCCCAGCGCACCCGGACTACTCGCCGGAAGGGGTGGCGAAGACCAAGGATGTCTACGCCCAGACTGGTCAGTTCAGCATTCCCACCGTTGCTGCCAGCACCACGCCGGCAGCGTGGGACAAGACCGGACCCGCGTTTGACGACAGATTCTACAATGAACGCCGCCAGGCCTACATCGACAACTACACGCCGCAGCTCACCGACCAGTTCGCCAAGGCGCGCAACGATATGTCATTCGCCCTCGCCCGTGCCGGAATCACCCGGTCCTCAGCCGCTGCCGATCAGGTCGGACGGCTGAACGCGGCCGACGCGGTGCAGAGTGCCACCGTCGCCAGCCAGGCCGAAGGCCAGGTGAGCGCGTTGCGCAGCAAGGTGGCGGACAGTCGGGCCAATCTGGTGTCGCAGCTTCAGGCGAGCGCCGATCCGGGTGGCACCGCCAACCTCGCTTTGGCGCGTACCCAGAGCCTGGCTGCCGAGCCAGTGACCTATTCGCCGCTGGGCGACGTGTTCGCCGGGCTGAGCTCCGGGGTCGGCAACTTCGTGCAGGGCGCGCGGCAGGCCAGCATCCTGCAACACTACGGCCTCCCCGGCATTGCCTCGGCCACTGGCGCCGGCACCGGGGCGGGCCAAGGCGTCTCGATCAAGCCGTCGTGAGAGGCATCTGAGCCATGTGTGATCCGGTCACCATCGGTGTCGCCGGCCTGGCGCTCTCCGCCGGCACGGCGGCCTATGGCGCCTCGCAGCAAGCGGGCTATGTCAAAGACCGCAACGCCGCCGAGCAGCAGAAGCAGATGCTCTCGGCGCAGGCGCGCGACGCCGAGCGGGTGCGGCAGGCCGACTTTGAGAAGCAGTCGATGGAGAACTGGCAGGCGGAGCTGCAGAAGCAGGGCGCCCGCCCGGTGCAAGAGCAGATCGATCAGGGCCAGGCGCAGGCACTCCAGACCACCCAGCAGGTGCAGAATCAGACCGGTGCCAATGCGGGCTTGCTCCCTGGCCAGACCGGCGGTCAGGTCTCCGAGGTGTTCACCTCCGACGCCAATCGCGAGGTCAGCGAGCGCATGGCGGATGCCAGGCAGCGCATCGCGGCATTAGCCAAGCTGTCCGGCTTCGACCGTGCGAACGGCTACACCACCGACACGTCGAACCTGTTCGCCGCCGATCAGGGGTTGCTGCAGGCCCAGGCGAAGCGGTCACTGCAGATGGGCCAGATCGAAGGTCAGGTCAGCACGCCCTGGACGACGCCACCTGACACCGGACTCACGCAACTCGGCACCGGGATCGGCAACGCGGCGCTGGGTATTGCCGGGTCGGGTAAGCAGGGCGTTGCGGACTTCAAGAAGTCCATCAGCAGCATCTTTGAATAGAGGCGCGGATCATGGCTACCGTTCATCAAGGTATGTATGCGCCGGGGACTACCGCGAAGAATGTTGCTTCCTGGTGGAAACCGGGTGACCCGCTGAAGGACGAAGCCTACGCTGCAACGGCTGCTAAGAACCG